TTTTCTCATGCTAAGCGCACCGTCAAGATGGTGTTAGAGTGCTACACGTTGCCGGTCAACGGCGACCACACCAACACCCAAAAACACGATGGGATTCCTTTCCAAGCAAGCCTCAGCAACGGTTTCCAGCAGCGGCACCGGTGGCGGCTACCTGCAAGTGTCGAAGCTCGCTGACGGCGGTTCCGTGCGCTTTGCACTGCTGTCCGACGAGCCCCTTGAGTTCTACGAGTGCTGGGGCACCTGCGACGGCGCATCCAAGCCTTTCCGTTTTGACTACGAGCCCACCCCAGAGGATGTGGCTGCAGAGATGGGCGACTTCGAGCCCCGCGAAGGTCGTGGCGGCCCCGGCACCATCGACATCAAGTTCGCCATCGCCGTTCCGGTTTACAACTTCGATACCGGCAACGTCCAAGTCCTGAGCCTGACTCAGAAATCGATTCTCAAAGAGATCGACGCCATCTCCCAGATGGAGGATTACGACAACCTGCTGGAGTGGGACTTCAACCTCAGCAAGAAAGGTTCCGGCCTGACCACTGAGTACACCCTGCGCCCGGTGCCCCGTAAGAAAGGCGCCCAGGAGCACATTGATGCTGCCTGGATCGAGGCCAAGTCCAACGGCTTTGACATCAGCCGCCTGCTGACCGGAGGCAACCCCTTCAAGGCAGCTTGAAATGGAATGCTGTTCGTGCGTTTACTGGAAAACAGGGGTGGACCTTGGCACTTGCCAACGACACGCTCCTCATCCTCAAATCAATACAGACAGTGAGGATATGTACGCTTTCTGGCCTCAGGTAGCCGATCACGACTTCTGCGGCGAGTACAAACTCAAACCTGGTTTGTAAACACGTCGGCCCCGTCATTGCGCGGGGCTTTTTTACTGGTAATGTATTGATGGGAAAGAGTATTTGCGTGGCCTCCAACACACAAGACGCCTTAGCGGCACTAAGGAAATGGAGGCTGGAGCAAGACAACAGTGGCCCCTTCCGGGTCTACCGGGACCACAAAGGCGAGGTATATCACTCTGTTACACACATCCTGAAGGAAACAAGCGATAAAACCGGGCTGGAGCGTTGGGAAGCACGACTGGGGCCAATCGAAGCCACCCAACAACGGAATGTTGCAGCCACCCGGGGCAACATGGCCCATTCACAGGCTGAATATCTCCTCAAGACAGCCCAACAGCTGGCGCGTAATACCGCAAACCGCCGCAATTCAATTCGCTGGGACGATCAAGGGCTGGCGCGAATCCCTGCCCCCATCACCCAGTGGGCACTCAAGCGGGTAAGACCAAATGTTCCCCGAGTGGGCTGGAGCGCAGCAGGCTACGCCCGAGGTCTAAGTGACTGGATCGCCGAGAACGTCCAGGAAGTCTTCGCCTCAGAATTTTCCATTCATCACCCAGCCGGATTCGCTGGAACTTGTGATGCGTTAGTCGGCCTCAAGAACAACGCACTGGTGCTTGCCGACTGGAAGACCAGCGTGGGCCGCAAGACCAAGGCTGACGACGATGGGATGGAGCGTCTCCCACCCGGCCATTCATACATCGACCAGTGCGGCGCCTACAGCTTGGGACTCAAGCATCTCACCGGCCTCAAGCCGACTGGAGCAGCCATCGTGCTGGCGCGTCGTTGCGGCACTCCCAACGTGCACTACATGACGCAAGACGAACTCATTCAAGCCGAGGACAACTTTTTAGCTCGCGTGGTTACCTACTTTGAAAACCTAGAACTAACTGCCTAGGGTCAAACAGTAAAACGCCATTCATGCCATGGCTGGAGCATTCATGATCGCCTTCGGCGTGCTGCTGGTGATCGTCGCCATGGGCATGGTGCTATCCGACAAGGAACCGGACGGCACCCGACGGGATGGCATAGCTGGAGCAAAGCGTAGGCGGTCTAGGCGGTAGTCTCCTGAGTCTCACCCGTAAGGAAGCCCTACCGGTAAGGGCAGGGCTGGAGCTTACGGCTGGTACTGGCTGAAGCTGTGCAACGGCCGGGGTAGCTGGCGCAAGTAAGCCAAGAGATCGGCAAAGGTCAGCCGGTACTCCTCGCCTTCATTCCACCACTCGCAGTGACTGGCGCTGTAGATCGTGACCCATTGCTCTTCCCGCCACGGGTTATCGATGCAGACATAAAGGCGCTGGCGCTGGTCTGGATCATCCGGCTTCTGGGGTCCGGCGCTGTAACCAGCTAGGACAGCGTCATGTTCCTCTAGCGCTGGGACTAGATCGGCAAGGGCTGGAGCGTACTGACTGGAGAATGTTGAGAGGGTCATTCGCGGGCTCCTTTGCGTGAGGGTTGAGCGATGCCGGCATCGCGGCGTTGTTTGCGTGGTGCGCCTGGTGTGGGTCGCGTTGTCAGTGCGCGTAATTTTTTGCCGTTAGCTTGTGGAAAAAGCTCGGTAAACAAGTCGGCCGGTGGTGCGCTCCCGTGGTTGCTGAACTGGCACTGCTTCCAAAGCGGCAACAGTTCAAGGGTGAACTGGCGCCATCCTTCCTTGCCATGGAGCAACTGGAGATCACGCAAGCGTCGCCACTCCGTCTCGTTGATGCGGTGGCGCTCTACTGCCCAGCGGAGATCTTTTAACTCGCGCTTTTCCTCGCGCACCTTCTGGCGCTCTGCCTCCCGCTTGTCTCGGGCGCTCTGCTTTTCCTCTCGTGCGGCTGCTTTGGCTGCTGCTTTGGCCTGAGCACGGGAGGACATGGGGCCGCCATCGTCAATGGCTGGCGCTTCAGTCTGAGAGAAGTCACTCTGCATAGTGCCTGGGTAGGGCTGACTACTCTCTAACACTACCATGCAGAGTCAAGCGCTGGAGCTTGCGCGACGTGCTACTGTTACAGACAAGCTCACCCATAGCTCCATGCCTCAACCGTTCTGGATCCAGCCAACCCCTGCGCAGGCTGACGACTTCCTACAGCTTCACTATGAAAACCAGTACGGGATGCCAGAAGGCGCCAGCACCTCTATATATCTCCACCCCTGGAGCATCCCCGACCAGATCGGCCTAGCCGCTGAGGTGGAGATCTACCGGGACGGCTACCCCTGCGGAGACGACGGGTTCCGCGTGCGGCTGATCACGTACAGCTGGCCCGTCGGTGTCTGGGGCGGCCACCCCCACCAGTTTGAGCGCTACGACGGGTGCACCTGCCAGGCATGGGAATCTGCCGAAACCTTAGGCAGCTTTTACGACGCCGAGGAATTGGCACTGTTCGCATGGAAGCGCTGGCGTGCTACCGGAAGGGGTGGCGCTGCTTGTCTGCTGCTGCGGCAGGATCTGGACTCTCAGCTAAATCCCATCGGTTGACGGCCGGCCGCTTCTGGCTGTATGTTTAACAGTAAGCAAACCAAGCTCACCATGACCACCGCAACCAAGAATCACGCCCAAGCCAACGCCGCTGCATGGTGTGAAACGATCATCGACCAGCTGGGGCGACTAAAGGCAGCAGTTCACGAGACGGACGAAACCTACGAAACAGTCCGGCAAGAGATCCAAGAATCCCCCCTAGCCCTTCAGGTCCGCAGCGGCTGGAGCGAGCTTGGCTCAACACTGGAGCCCGAGCAGTTCTGCATCCTGCTCAGCACTGGTGGCCCTGCCCTACGGATTGTCGGGACCCTTGGCCGCTTCAACTGCCCCGAGGATTCCCGCATGGAGTATCAGGATTGGGGCACTCCTTGGACTGAGTACACCGCGATCGGCTCCGGCGTGCTGGATGCTTGGGCTGCGCAGTTCTGGTGGGGCGACTAACCTGCCAGCATCACACCAATCCCGAGCCCTGGCCATCGTGCTGGGGCTTTTTTGTTGGCGCTCGCTGCGCTCGCTTGCAAGACTTCAGCGGCGGAGAGGTTAACATAACCGCAGACAGTAAGCATTAGGAACCGTGGCGGATTCGGACGGCCAGGAAGTAAAGAAGCCGACGAGCGTCGCTAACGACGAGTCCAAGCGCTACCGGTTAGGCAAGGGTCCGGCGCATCGTGTGGAGGAACGCGCTCAGGTTTGCTATGGCTACATCTTGGAAGGTGGCACGCGTCACCAGATAGCTACGCGCGTCGCCGATCGCTTCAACGTGTCCCTGAGGACAGCGCACGATGACTACAAACGGGCGATGGCGCTACTACGGGAGGAACAACAAGGAACGCGTGAAGAATTGTTGAACCAACTTCAGGCGCTCCGCCTTGCTGCCGTTATGCGAGCGATGAAAAAGAACCAATGGCAATCGGTCACTACCCTCCTTAAGGACATGGGCGCAGTGATCAACGAGGCTGGCGTGGAGCAACAGGCCGCAGCCGCTCCGCAGCTGTCGATCACGATCGACGACAAGCGTGCCGGGTAGTAGTACACCAGCATCACTACCAACTAGGAGACGTTGGAGCTTGTATGTCTCGGCGTTTGCTGCTAATGTGCGACAGTAAATCAAAATTATTTTTCCGATGAAAAAATTTTTCGGCTGTTCGCTTCTCGTCGTTGCAGCTTCGACCGCTTCCCTCCCGCTAATCCTTGCGGCTGGCGCTTCCGGTCTCTACCTAGTCACCCGCGACTAACACTCAACGCCCGGCACTCGCCGGGCTTTTTTGTTGCCTGACCCTCCCTGCAACCCGGGGGGAGAGTTGCAAAATTTTTGGCGGCTGTTCGGTCCCCCGGGAACCTACTGATATAACCCCATTTCTCTCTTCTGTACTACACGGGGGAGGGGTCGAAATTCTGTAATACCCTAGAAGGTACCCGTCTACTACAGAATGACCTCCACGGCTGGAGATCTGAGCCTTCGCTACGCCCAAGGGCAAGTATTTACTAGCCGTAAACGCTTCCGAGTCCTCGTCGCAGGTAGACGTTTCGGCAAGTCATATCTCTCCTGCATCGAGTTGTTGCGTGGAGCAATCGAACGCCCGGGCGAAACCTTCTTTTACGCCGCCCCCACCTACCGAATGGCGAAAGATATCGCCTGGAAGGTGATGAAAAAGCTGGTCCCCAAAGCCTGGATCAAGAGCAAAAACGAAACTGACCTCAAAATCGAACTGGTCAATGGCTCCACGATCGAACTGAAAGGCACAGAAAACGCGATGGCCCTCCGTGGCCGCAGTCTGGCTGGCGTGGTGCTCGACGAAGCCGCCTTTATGTCGAGCGAAGTTTGGTTTGAGGTGATCCGCCCCGCCCTCGCCGACAAACAGGGCTGGGCATTATTCATCTCCACCCCCGACGGCACAGCTAGCTGGTTCTACGAACTCTGGCAATACGCGGACAGCGGCGACTCCGACTGGAGCCGATGGCAATTCACGACGATTGACGGCGACAACGTCCCCCCGGAAGAAATCGAGGCTGCCCGTGGCCAACTCGACGCCCGCACCTTCCGCCAGGAATTTGAGGCGTCCTTCGAGAACCTTTCGGGCTTGGTAGCGGTCAGTTTCGGCGACGAAAACATCAGCACCGAAGCCGAAGACATCAGCGTTTTGCCGGTCCTGCTTGGAGTGGACTTCAACGTCGATCCAATGTCAGGCATCTGCGCCGTCCGCAAAGACGACACGCTCTACGTCTTCGACGAAATCATGCTGACG